GTTGCTATCTCTGCTCCAACAACTGGCAATATTGCAAACGGAGCAACTATTGTTTACGCAGCAATTGCTAGAATCAGAGCTCAGTTCCCCAACAACCACGGATTAGTTCCAGGTAATACAATTCTAACAGCGATCACATCTGTTGGTATTGGACATGATCTAGCAGCAGGACCATTCTTTGTTGAAGAAGTTCCTGCGCCAGATGAATTTATATACACAGTTAGAACTACAGGAACTGTTGCCTCATCTCCTGTTCTCGCTGGATCCATCTATGCAAGACCAGATTGTTTCTACACTCACAGACCATTTGACGGTGGTGTTCAACTAGGAACTGGTTCTCCATCACACAGTGCTCAGGCAATTCGTCAGTCTAAGAAGTACATCAGATATCAGTCAGGTAAAGGTATCATGTATACCACTGGTGCTCTGTTCGCTCCTTCATATGACCTAAGACAAGTTACCGCTAATGGTATTGCTGTTGGTAGTATCATTACTGTTACCACAGATGATGTTGACCATGGTCTACAGGTTGGTGCAGAAATTGCACTTGATGGTATCAACACTGTTGGATACAACAACCACTATATTGTTGCATCGATTATTGATGAAATTACCTTCACTGTCCTTGCAGTGGAAACTCTTGGTAGTACAACTCCAACATTTGGTGAACAACCACAGGTTGCTCTATATCAATGGAAAGGTGCTACTGTTAGATCTGGTGCATTTGATGACCAGAACGGAATCTTCTTCCAGTATGATGGAACCAACCTTGCAGTTGGTTTGAGATCTTCTACATTCCAGATTGCTGGTACAGTTTCTGCTACTCCTGATAGTAACGCAGTTACAGGTGTTAACAGTAAATTTACTGAACAGTTGGTTGTTGGTGACAGAATTGTCATCAGAGGTATGACTCATGTGGTCACATCAATTCAAACTGACACCTTGATGACAGTCAACCCTGACTTCAGAGGAGTTGTTCCAGTAAACAACACCAAAGCTGCTCTAACTAAAGACATCATCATTCCACAGACACAGTGGAACATTGACAAGTGTGATGGAACTGGTAAATCTGGTTACAACATCGAGATCAATAAGATGCAGATGATCGGATTCCAGTATTCCTGGTATGGTGCTGGTTTCATTGACTGGATGTTCAGAGGTCCATCTGGTAACTTCGTCTTCTGTCACAGACTTAAGAACAACAACAGAAACCGTGAAGCATTCATGCGTTCAGGTAACCTACCCGTCCGTTATGAAGTTATCAACGAAGGTCCTAAATCCTTCTTAACACAGCAAATTGATGATGTATCAATCGAACATCTAGATGTTGGTGATGTGTCTCTCTTCCCACCAACAGGTGTTGTCTATGTTGGTAACGAGTTGATCAGATATTCTACTAAGAATAATACAACAAATAGACTTCTAGGTCTAACTAGAAATGCTAACCTGACCAACTATGTTGCAGGTGCAAACAGAACATACACTGCAGGCACTCCAACACAACATGCTAAGAACTCAGGTGTCATTCTACTATCTAATACAGCAACTCCACAGATCAACCACTGGGGTTCTGCATTCCTAACTGATGGTGGATTTGACTCTGACCGTGGATACTTGTTCAACTATCAGGCGACTGAGGTTGAGATCTCTACGGTTAAAGAAACTCTGTTCCTCATCAGACTATCACCTAGTGTTTCTAACGCATTGACTGGTGACCTGGGTGAGAGAGAACTGATCAACAGAGCACAGTTGCTACTTAAGAACTGTGAGATCACGACTCAGGGTGGTACAAGTTCTCAGGGTGTTGTTGTTGAGGGTATTCTCAACCCAATCAACTATCCAACCAACCCAGCAGACATTGAATGGTTTGGTTTGAATACATCTGGATCTGGTGGACAACCATCGTTTGCACAGATTGCATCTGGTGCAACAACAAACTGGTCAGGTGGTGGTTCTACCATCTCTGCTACCAACTCACGAAACCAGAACTACTGGTCCAACTGGGTTATCTTCCAGAGATCTGCTGTCCAAGGCGTTGGCGTAGGTATGCAGGTGACTGGACCATATCTACCTGGAGGAACTACGGTTACTAACATTAGATCTTACAGCAGTTCTGAAGTTAGAATCTACTTCTCTCAGTGGACTAGAGCACAAACCGCTGGATCTTCTACCTATGTGTTTGAAACTCCACCATATGCTCAGCCTGGTGAGCGAGTCTTCTCCTTCGTGGCAGCTCCTGGAAACAGAGACCAGATTGATCTATCCGAACTGAAGGAACTTACCAACACTCCAATCGGTGGTAGAGGTACATTCCCGAATGGTCCCGATGTTCTAGCAATCACTGTATATGCTACATCAGGTAACCCATTCAACGCTACGGTTAACTTGCGTTGGGCAGAAGCACAGGCATAATAGGAGGCAGTAATGGCACAACCAGCCAGTCGATCAGAACTCAGGGACTACTGCCTCAGACAACTTGGCGCACCAGTTCTTGAAATCAATGTAGATGATGACCAGATTGATGACGCTATTGATGACGCTCTCCAATACTACAGAGAGCGTCACTTTGATGGTGTCGAAAGAATGTACTTGAAGCATCAATTTACTGATGCTGATAAGACAAAGTTTGCAACTCCACAGACTCAGACTGATACTATCAACAGTACAGACTGGGAAAGAACTGATAACTATCTTGATATTCCTCCACATGTTGTTGGAATCTCAAAAGTATTTGGTCTGAATAGTAATACTATCCGTAACAATTTATTTGGACTAGAGTATCAAATTTTTCTAAACGATCTATATGCGTTTGGATCACTTGATATTCTCAACTATTTCATGATCAAACAATATCTAGAGACCATGGATATGGTTCTCAACAATGGATCTTTCATTGAGTATAGATTTAATCAGCGTCAGGATAGATTATATCTTGATGTAGATGAATCGATGATTAATCCAGATAACTATTTGATCATTGATTGTTATAGAGCTCTAGACCCTGACTCGTTTGTTCAGACTTATAACGATCCATTTGTAAAAAAGTACGCTACTTCTCTAATCAAGAAGCAGTGGGGACAAAACTTAATCAAGTTTAATGGAGTAACTCTTCCTGGTGGAGTATCCTTAAACGGTAGAGAGTTGTATCAAGATGCAATCACAGAGATAGCAGAAATGATGGCAGCATCTGCTAGCACATACGAACTGCCCCCACTAGATATGATCGGATGAAAAGTATCTATTTTCCTCAGCATGGTGGTATTGGATCTGAGCAGTCGCTCATCCAAAACCTAGTAGACGAACAGATAAAACTGTTCGGTACGGATGTGTATTATCTTCCAAGGAAGATGATCATGGACAAAACTCTAGATGACATTTTATATTCTGAGTTCAAGACTCAGTATATGATTGAGATGCTTCTAGTAAATGTTGAAGGATTTGGATCTCCATCAGAATTTGTAAGTAAGTTTGGTCTTCGCATCACGGATGAAATCACCTTTGTGGTTTCTAAAAATAGATGGAGTCATGTATTTGCTGAATTTGCTGACATCACTACCGTTGATGGCAGACCTAATGAAGGTGATCTGATCTACTATCCACTGACTCAGGATCTATACGAAATTAAATTTGTAGAAAGAGAAGCACCATTCTATCAACTAGGTCAGACATACATCTATCAGATGACTGCTGAGATCTACGAGGTTGGTAGTGATACATTTGAAACTGGTATTCCAACCATCGATACAATTGAGGAAGAGCAATCTATCTCGATTGAGTTGCAGATGGATACCGCAGGAACTGGAGACTACCATCTAAGTGAGACTGTCACTGGTTCTACATCTGGTGTCACTGCAGAGGTTTCCTTCTGGGATCGTAATACCGATGTATTGACCCTAATAAATAGGACTGGTAACTTTGTTACTGGGGAGACATTAACTGGCGGCGAATCTGGTACTGCTAGAGCAATCACAACTGTCGATAATTTATCGATGGAAAATGAAGGATATGCACAGAACAGAGAAATCGAAGATGAAGCTGACGATCTAATTGATTGGGGCGAAGTCAACCCATTTGGTGAGTTTGGTAATTTTACAACAGGTGACTTCTGATGTTGGGACCACATTTTTATAACGAGGCAATTCGTAAGACTGTAATTGCTTTCGGAACACTTTTTAATAACATAGAACTTCGTAAGAAAAATCCCGAAGACAACACTGTCATTGAGTCTACGAAGGTTCCACTGGCATATGGACCGAAGCAGAAGTTCCTAACCAGACTGGAAGAAAACCCAACCACAAGAAAGGTTGCTATTACACTACCAAGACTCTACTTTGAGTTGGTAGATGTATCCTATGATTCAAATAGGAAGACAAGTTCTATACAAAAAACTAGAGCATCTAAACCAGCAGAAGATGATGCTAGTGAAATCAGAGTACAATATGTACCAGTACCCTATGATCTAACTTTTGAGTTAGGTATCATTGCAAAGTCTAGTGATGATGGACTACAAATTTTAGAACAGATTCTTCCATACTTTCAACCAGCATTTAATGTCACGGTTAATTTCATTCCAGATATGGATGAAAAGCGTGACATTGCAGTGCAACTAAACAGTGTAAACTATGAGGATGACTGGGATGACAGTTTCCTAGACAGAAGAAGTATTGTATGGACACTCAGTTTCACAGTTAAGTCTTACATCTACGGTCCTTACAGCAAGGCAGAGGTTATTCGTAAGGCGAGAATTATTGAGACTCTTGGTGATAAGAATGTCAGCAAGAGACAAGCAGAACTATCTTACTCACCAAAAGCATTGGAGGATAAGAATCAGGATGGTGTCATCGATGCAGCAGATGATGCACTAGTTGTCAGTACAGACGACTTTGGATTCAATGAAGGGTTTGAGGTATTATGAGTAGTCTAGAAGAAAACATGGAAGACATTCTCAACATTGACACCGAAGTTGTTGAGGAAAGTAAACCAATCAAACCTGTTCCTCCCAAAACTGACAAGGATGACAGGACAAAAGACTACGAGTATACTAGGGGTGAACTATACTCACTCATAGATCAGGGTCAGGAGGCGGTCAGAGGTGCCTTAGAGGTTGCTCAGGAGTCAGGGCACCCAAGAGCGTATGAAGTCGCTGTGGCGGCAATGAAGCATGTCGCTGACATGACAGAGAAGCTTCAGGACCTACATAAGAAGATGAAGGATCTTGATGCTGAAGCAAAGAAGGGTCCATCTTCTGTCACTAACAATGCCATGTTTGTCGGTAGCACGACTGAGTTACAAAAAATGCTCAAAGAAATGGGAGGCGGCAAGCGATGAAAAACTATAAAGAATTTAAAGAACTTGCGGAAGCAGCATGGACTCGCAAGGAAGGAAAGAATAAATCAGGTGGTTTGAATGAAAAAGGAAGAAAGTCCTACGAGAAAGAAAATCCAGGAAGCGATCTTAAGAGACCTTCAAAGAAAGTTGGGAACCCTCGTAGAGCGAGCTTTTGTGCGAGAATGAAAGGCATGAAGAAGAAGTTGACTTCTAAGAAAACTGCTAATGACAAAGACAGCAGAATCAATAAGTCTCTTCGTGCTTGGAATTGCTGACAAACTTCTTAAAATATTATTAAAATTTGCGAAAACTGTTTGACATACCTATAATTAATTATGAGTTTTGAAGTGACGATGCGACTTAACGACGCAGACCTATTCCGCCTTATCGAAGCCTGTAAACTCTACCAAGAGAAGACAGGTTCCGAATACATGTGGGATCAATATAATGATTTAATTAATAAACTCAGGGTATATCAAGAACAATATTCGGTTGATTACGAATGAAGTTTATTTTCGCATTT